CGCGGAACCTTCTACTGCACCCATTGCGGCGCCGGCTCCGGCATCGATCTGGTGATGAAGCTCAAGGGCTGCACCTTCATCGAGGCCAAGCGCCTGATCGATCCGCTGTTGCCCGACGCGCGGATCGAGACGCCGAAGGCCCGTCGCACGTTCAGCGGCGAGCGCTACGTCGAGATGTGGCGCAATGCGCTCCCGCTGCGGGGCAACGATCCGGCCTCGTGGTATCTCGCCTCCCGTGGCCTCTCGCTCGACTCCTGGCCGACGCAGGTCCGCTATCTGCCGAAAACCACCTATTGGCACGACGACAAGACCAGGACCGAGCACCCGGCGATGTTGTCGCTGGTGGTGAGCCCCGATCTCAAGACCCGCACGGTTCACTTTACCTACCTCGACATGCAGGGACGCAAGGCCGTGGTGCCGAAGGCGAAGAAGCTGGCGCCGGGCCCGTTCCCTACCGGCGGCGCGGTGCGGCTGATGCCGTCCGCAGACACGATGGGCATCGCCGAGGGGATCGAGACGGCGCTTTCGGCCTCGATCCTGTTCGACGTGCCGGTGTGGTCCGCGCTCTCGGCCGGGGCGATGATCAAATGGCAGCCGCCCGCGAGCGTCCGCCACGTGATCGTGTTCGGCGATGCCGACGCCAACCATGCCGGGCAAGCCGCCGCGCACGCGCTCGTCCATCGGCTTAAGATGGATGGCCTTGCCGCCGAGGTGCGCATTCCCGACGACACCGACACCGATTGGAACGACGTGCTGTTGAGCGAGGGACGCCATGCGGACGCAGACGAAACGCCTGCTGGTGTGGCTTTACACGCGGGGCTGGATCAGCGCGTGGCAGACCGAAACCTTGCTTCACCGATGGGGGCTGCGTGATGCCTGACACCTGGATTTCGCTCGGCGCGGCGGTTGATAGGATCATTGCCGAGACCGTGCGCAGCCGCCGCATGCAGGGAGACACCCAATGACGAACTCCAACGTGAAGCAGTACGCCGACGAGCTGTCCGACATCTACATGAAGATCGAGGACGCGAAGGCGGAAGCTGCAGCCCTGATTGAAGCCGCGAAAGAGGCCGGCGTCGACCCCAAGGCCCTCCGCAAGGTCGCGAAGGAAATGGTGATGATGAGCGACAAGCTGGCGGCGAAGTACGAGGCCGAGGAGCAGTTGAGCCTTTTCCGCGACGTGGTCCAGATCCGCAAGCGCAAGGGCCTGTCCGAGATCAACAGCGCCAAGACCGTCACCGAGGCCAGCGTTGCCTATCTGCAGGAAAGCCGCCGGATCAGGGAGAGGTCAGCATGACCCATCTCGAAACCGCTCTCTCTACCGCCTTCCGCCAGATCTGCTTGTCCAAGATGCAGCACCGGATCTTGAACCTACTGGCCGACAAGCCGCGCGTATCCAGGCGCGAGATTTACGATGCCATGTGGCCTCACGGCTGCGCCTCGAACGACCCCCGGAACGTGATGCATGTGCACTTGAACTACCTTCGCAAGCGTCTCGCTCCTGTCGGGTTGGATGTCGAATACACGAGGGGGCAAGGCTACAGCATTCGCCTTTCGGCCGAGGGAAGTGATCAGAGGATGGCAGCAGCATGAGGCGCGAGATCATCGGAGACGCTGAGCTGAAGGCGCCTTTCCCATGGTTTGGCGGGAAGTCTGCCATTGCCGACGTGGTGTGGAAGCGGTTCGGAAAAACAGAAAACTATGTGGAGCCGTTTTTTGGCTCCGGCGCGGTGCTGTTGGCTCGGCCGGAAGCGGGAAAGACGGAGACGATCAACGACAAGGATCACTTCGTCGCCAACTTCTGGCGATCGGTGCAGCGTGATCCAATGGCGGTTGCTGAGCATGCGGATTGGCCGATCAATGAGGCTGATCTGCACTCGCGCCATTGGTGGCTGCTGACCGAGGGCGCGGAACGGCTGCGCAGCATCGACGGTGATCATGATCTTTTTGATGCCCATGTCGCGGGATGGTGGGTGTGGGGCGCATGCGCCTGGATTGGGTCGGGCTGGTGCTCTGGCCGTGGGCCGTGGCAATGGGGCGCTTCCGGTTGGGGCAAGGCTGGCGATTCTGGGATAGAGCGGACGAGGCCGGCACTCGGCGACGCCGGCATGGGCCTCAACCGGAAGCTCCCGCACCTCGGCGACGCCGGCAGGGGCCTCAACCGGCAGCTCCCGCACCTCGGCGACGCCGGCAGGGGCCTCAACCGGCAGCTCCCGCACCTCGGCAACGCCGGCAGGGGCCAATTCATTGCCGAGTGGATAGCACGCTTGGCCCATAGGCTTCGTGACGTGCGTGTGTGCGCTGGCGATTGGTTGCGCGTTTGCGGACCATCCGTCACGCATCGGCACGGGATCACCGCCGTTTTTCTTGATCCGCCCTATGCAGACACTGCAGGCCGCACGTATGGGCTTTATGCGTCAGACGACATGACCGTGGCCCACGACGTTCGCGAGTGGGCCATCGAGCAGGGCAGCAATCCTCAGATGCGTATTTGTCTCGCCGGATACGACGGCGAGCACGACATGCCGGCAGATTGGGAAGTGGTCGAATGGAAGGCGCGCGGAGGGTTTGGATCGCAGGATAGCGACGATGACGGTTTAGGCCGTCAGAACAGCCAGCGTGAACGGATGTGGTTTTCGCCGGCTTGCCTGAAGCCTGAAAAGCAACGCACGCTGTTCGACATTCTGGAGGCAGCCCCATGACCACGATGCTCTCCCTCATGGTTCTGATTCTCGCCGACGGCACAGAGGAACGGGCTCTTATGAAGTCGGCTCACTGCCGGGCGGATTTCCTCAGTCTCAAGGCGATTGCTGACAGCGGCGTGACGATCTTCAACACGCGTCGGTTCGTCGTCGTCGGTTTTGAATGCCGGCCGTGGAAGATGGAGGCGCAGTCGTGACATCGATCCCCGTGAAGGGCCTCAAGCTCGGCAAAGACGGCAAGCTGGTGAAGCGTCCGCCCCGCATTCTTCCCGCTCTCGCCGCGGGAAAAAGACACAAGGCAGAGAGAGAGGCCAAGCAATGGGCCGCCAAGAGCAAGGGGCCAGCCAAATGACCACTGCCCGCGACAGGCACCGGCCTTCAGGCCGGTGAAGGATAGCGGTTCCCGCAGCGAGCGCGGGCGAGTGTGAGCCCGCCGAGACTGCGGGAAATTGGAGACGAGAGACGTGATCGCGCAGCGCGCATATGTGTACAGACTAGAGCCGACGACTGAGCAGGAAACCTTCCTCGCTCAGACCTCTGGCGCGTGCCGCGCGCTGTACAATCTCGCGCTGGAGCAGCGCCTCATGTGGCGGCGCGAGCGCGGCCCGATTACGCTCAAGTCGCAGTCTCAGCAGCTCACCGATTTGCGTCGCGAGATCGACTGGATGCAGGCGGCACCCGTTCACGCGCTGCAGTCTGCGCTCAAGGACTTGGACCGCGCGTTCCAGAATTTCTTCGCGGGCCGCGCCTCATTCCCGCGCTTCAAGTGCAAGGGTGATGGCGACGGCTTTCATCTGAAGGACAAGGCGTACCTCGGCTTCAAGCGGCTTACCCGCAAACTCGGCGCTGTCCGCATCCCGAAAGTCGGATGGATCAAGCTGCGCGGCTGGCGGGCGCTTGGCGGCGAGCTGCGGAACGTCACGATCTCGCGTCGCGGTGGGCATTGGTACGCGGCTATCGCGTGGCAGGCCGAGGTTACTGATCCGGCTCCAAGCCCACTGCCGCCGGTCGGCATTGATCGCGGCATCGCGATCTTCGCCGCTCTGTCGACGGGCGTGAATCACATCGCGCCGCCGTTCTTCGCGCGGATCGAAACAAAGCTGGCGAACGCGCAGAGCAAATTCGCGCGCCAGATCAAGGGTTCCGCCAACTGGCGGAAGACGAAGGCGCGCGTCGCGCGTCTTCATATGCATGCCGTCAACGCGCGGCGCGACTTCCTGCACAAGACCTCGCTCGACATTGCCAAGAACCACGGCGTCGTCGTGATCGAGAGACTGCAGGTCAAGAACATGTCGCGCAGCGCGAAGGGCACGGCAGAGGCCCCAGGCCGGAACGTCGCGGCGAAAAGAGGTCTCAACCGCTCCATCCTCGACAAGGGCTGGGGCACGTTCTCCACTCTGCTCGGCTACAAGCTGGCAGATCGCGGCGGAGAGCTGATCGAGGTTCCGCCGGAGTACACGTCGCAAACGTGCTCGTCCTGCGGACACGTCAGCAAGGCGAGCCGCATCTCGCAATCGGAGTTCTGCTGCGTGGCCTGTGGCCACGAGGCGAACGCCGATACGAACGCGGCACTGAACATATTGGCGGCGGGGCACGCCGTGTCGGCCTGTGAATCGAACCGCAACAGCGGTCGGAAGCAGGAACTATCTAGGAAGAAGACAGAACATGTCGACTGATCAGAAGCCTCGCCCTTCAGGGCGAGGAGATGTCACCGCAACGCTGAACCTCTACTGGACGCCACCGCAGCGCGAGCAGAAGGCCGCAAAGGAAATCAGGCAGGCCGGACACAAGGCCTACGTGCCTCGCCAGCGCCGCGCTAACGGCAAGGGGTATGAGCCCACCGCCCGTGGCTATATCGCCGCCGACGCCAAGCCTACGCGCATCGGAGGCAAGTTTGAGCCGGTGAGGAACGACATGGGCGACATCATCGGGCTACGAGAGGATGCGCAGTCGATCGTCGAGGCGACCCACGTCGGCCGCTGCATTGGTCCGGTAGACCGTTCCGAGCTGCGTCGCCTCTACATTCGCACGGCCAAGACGCAGAGGAAGCACGCATTTGCCCCTGGTGATGCCGTCAGCGTCAAGCGGGGACGTGATGTGGATCTCGCCGCCACCGTCGTCGAGGTGATCCGCTCTGGCTGGTATCTCGTCCGCGTGAGCATGTTCGGGAAAAGCCACGAGATCAAGATAAAGGAATCCGATCTCGCCCGCCTGCATCCAGGCAGTTGACGAACCCTGCCAAATCATGGCATGGCGGATAAGGGTAAGGGACGACCGCCAACACACCAGCCGGCCGTACACGTGGAAGCCGAGCTTGAGGCGACCCTGGGAAACCAAGCATTTCCCGCGACATCCAGATTGCGCCCAGAAAACCAAAGGCCCCGCAACGCTGAACGAGCGCGGGGCCTGTTTGAATCTCACGGCGGCCCGGTACCGACGCAACTCTCCGGGCAACCTCACAGATCGAGCTTCACCTCAGATCGACGGCCCAAGCAGACGCGTCACTCTCGGCCGCTTCGTGAGAAAATAACCACCCGATGACGGCGGATTGATGGCCAGCAACGTAGTCAAGCTCGACCAGATCAATTTCGCGCACGATCCCGTTGCCCTGCTGCGGCACATCCTGACCAAGTCCGAGAACATCGTTGACGCGGTCGTGGTCCTAAAGCTCCGCAATGGTAACGCCACCGACCACAGCACGCTTGGCGATGCCGATACCCTCTGGGAATTGGAACAGTGCAAGCGCCGCCTGATCGAGCCGTGATCGCCGCCCGCCTGTTCCTGCTTCTCGTCCTGGTTGTGTTTGTGGCTGCCGCCGCTCACCAGCTCACCGACCGGATTGCAAGATTATGACCGGCATTTACGTCTCTGGCGCCCTGATGGCCTTTGCTATGGCGATATTCCTGATGGTTGGAATGCACCTCATCCCATGAGCCTCCCCACCTCTCCCGGCAAGATCATTGCCCTCATCTGTTGGGCTGCTGCCGTCGCTAAGATGCTCGGCCTCGTCGCCATCAAATTCGCGGCTCCCGACCTACTCCTTCTCGGCCTTCTCACTGTGGCTGTGATCCCGTGAACGACGACATCACCGCACTCGACTACATCAAAATTGCTGCTGGCCTGTTTCACGCTGACGGTGTCCCTTACCTCGAAGCCCAAGCTCAAGTTCGCGACGCCTTCCGCATCTTCTGGCAGGAGCGCGCTGACTACGTGACCGCGCTCACGTTCCTCGCAGACATCGAATCCCCGTCCGCTTCCACGCATTAGTCCGCGTCTCCATCCGCCCCCATAAGGAGACACCCTATGAGCCTAAAAACATCACTCGCCGGCATCGGCCGCGCCTTCGACAAGCCAGAGCAGTGGTTCCTCCGAGGCGTCATGGCCGCTAGCGCCATCGCTGTCGTCTACTACGCAGGCGACAAGGCCAAAGACACGCCAACCATGGCGATTTACATCTTGCTCGGCCTCGCCGTCGTCGGCTTCCACGTCTCCGGCGCCAAGAAGCTCTGCAAGTCGTGGTTCGAGCGCCGTCCCGTGGCCCTCGTTGGTTGGCTGCTCGTCATCGGCTTCTGCGCCGCATGGGAGGGCAATAGCCAGCTGACCATTGCCAGCCAGAACCAGAACAACCTGTCCACCATCCAGCGGACTGCGTTCGTGAAGTCCGAGACTGCAGAGCAGGAAGTCAACCGCATCGCCGGTCAGCTCCTCACTAAGCAGAACGAAGCCGCCTGGAAAACCGACGTTGGCCCGATCGGCAGCATTCAAGCCAAGATCGACGCCGCAAAGGCCGATCGCCGCTTTGAAGCAACCGATGGTTGCACCGTCGACATCAAGGGCAAGAAGCTCACTGAGTTCTGCAACGGCTACCGCCAAGCTATTGCCGATAAGGCAATGGCTGCGCGTCGTATGGTGCTGGACGAGGAGATCAAATCCCTCAACGACAAGCTGGCCGATGCCCGCAAGACCCGCACAAACGGCCCCGCCCTTGCCAACGCCGGACGCATGGACTTCTCCGCCCTCAAGAAGCTGACCAGCATGAGCGATGAAGACCTGGAGATTGGCCAATCCGTCATGCTCTGGCTGATGATGTCCGCGCTCCTCACCATCGCCGGCATCCTCGTGAAGTCGGAGGAGTACGAAGGCAAGCCCCGCAAGCCGTGGTTCACGTTCTCCATGGCCCGGCTCGCCGCTCGTCTCCGTAAGGCATGGGACGGCACCGACCACACCATCGTCAACAACTACACAGCCCACTCTGTCCGCACTGACAACGGTTGGGGTATCGCAAAGGTGTCTCAGTAATGCCAGCCGGAGTGGAGTACAGCTTTGAGATCGCGGCCGAGATCTGCGACAAGGTTGCATCCGGCATGAAATTGGTTGACGTTCTCAAAGCTCACGGATTGCCCACAAGGTCGACGTTCTATTTGTGGATGCGTGAGCACGACGGCGTATCGGACATGTACGCGCGCGCACGGGAAGAACGGGCAGAGCTGATTGCAGACGAGATAATTGATATCGCTGACAATGAGCCTGACCCGAACAAGGCCCGCGTCCGCGTTGATGCCCGCAAGTGGGCCGCAGCCAAATTGAACCCGAAGCAGTATGGCGACAGACTGCATGTCGATGGAGATTTCACCGTCAAGCGCACCGATGAGCAAATCGACTCTCGCGTTGCTCAGCTCCTCGGAAAAGCGGGAATTGCTGCGCTTACTCGAGGAGAAGGAACGGAGGAAACAGCGTCGTAAGCTGTTCAACCTCTACCCCGATACGGGTCCTCTCCGCCGCGAGCTGTATGTTCAGCATCTCAAGTTCTTCGCCGGCGGCGCGCAACACATGGAACGCTGCATGATGGCAGCAAACCGCGTCGGCAAGACTTGGGGGGTCGGAGGATACGAGACGGCTTTGCATCTCACCGGCCGCTATCCAGAATGGTGGGTGGGTCGCAGGTTCACGGAGCCGGTGCAGTGGTGGGCTGCGGGCGACACGCGAACCACAACGCGCGACATCATTCAGCACGCGATGCTTGGCGTTGGCGCGGAAGGCAAGAGCGGGGATCTCGGCACGGGGCTCATTCCAGGCGAGGACATCGCCGGCGAGCCAACGTCAATGCCGGGTGTTCCCGGCGCCTTCGATAGCGTCCAGGTCAAGCATGTGAGCGGTGGTCGATCTATCTTGCAATTCAAAAGCTACGATCAAGGCCGCAAGACCTTTCAGGGCACACAGAAACAGGGCGCATGGCTCGATGAGGAGCCGCCCATCGACGTGTACGAGGAATGCCTGCTGCGCCTGACCGCCACCGATGGCGTAAGCGACAACGGGTTGATGCTCTGCACATTCACGCCGCTGATGGGATTGTCGAAGGTCGCGCTAAAGTTCCTGCCAGAGTTGGCGCCTCAATAGAATATGATTTCTTGTAATCCCGAGCCGGTAGAAATAGGATTCTAGTGAGCCGCCTTTGCATCCAGGCATCTTGGGATGACGTGCCCCATCTGAGCGCGTCGACCAAGGCCGCGCTGATCGACGCCATGGAACCGCACACGAGGGACGCCCGCACGAAGGGGCTTCCGGTGCTCGGTGCCGGCGTTATCTATCCGGTACCAGAGAGCGTCATTATCACCGACCCGTTCGACATCCCGGCATTCTGGCCGAAAGCCTACGGGATGGATGTGGGGTGGAAGCGCACAGCGGCCATCTTCGGCGCATGGGATCGCCAGTCTGACACGGTGTATCTGTACTCCGAACACTACATGGGGCAGTCCGCCCCGTCCGTACACGCCGATGGGATCAAGCAGCGCGGCGCCTGGATACCGGGCGCGATCGATCCCGCAAGCGCTGGCAGCGGCCAGCTTGACGGGCGCAAGCTGAAGGATGAGTACCGCGCGTTGGGTCTCAACCTTTACGAGGCGGACAACGCCGTCGAAGCGGGGCTTCACGCCTGCTACCAGCGCATGGTCTCCGGTCGCCTCAAGGTGTTCTCGACGCTCCGCAACTGGCTATCCGAGTTCCGAATTTACCGGCGCAACGAAGACGGCAAAATCGTCAAGGAAAATGACCATCTCATGGACGCCATGCGCTACCTGATCATGACCGGCATGCGCTACGCCCGCACCGAGCCAGCGCTTGATGAGGACGATGCCGAGTACACGCGCACGACGCGCAACGGGAGCACAGGGTATTGATGGACCCTTACGGCAATCCTGACCCCATGATGCCCGACGAAGCCGAGCCGCAGGGCTACGAGCATGGCCCCATAAATGAGATGGGTGAGCCGCCGCATCAGGGCGAGGTTATCCCGTTCCCCGGCCAGTATATGCAGCCGATGGAGCCGCCGCACGTTCTCGATCTGCGGCGCCGTGTCATCATGCTGCAAAAGCTGGCTCAGCTCGACAACGCGGCCGAGATGATCGAGCCGGGTGAGCTAGCTAACATCGGCAGCAAGGTCTGTCGTGAGTTCAAGATTGATGAGGACAGCCGTAAGGAATGGCGCGCGACAGCGGATCGCGCCATGGCGATGGCCCGGCAGAAGAAAGAGGGCAAGTCCTACCCGTGGGAGGGTGCGAGCAACGTTAAGTTTCCGTTGCTGACCACGGCTGCCCTGCAGTTTGCCGCACGTGCCTATCCCGCGATTGTCGACGGCCCGCGCTTGGTCAAGGTTACGGTCCTCGGCCGCGATCCTGACGGCACGAAGGCTGCGATGGCCGACCGCGTCTCGCAGCACATGAGTTATCAGCTGCTTTACCAGATGCCGGATTGGGAAGCGGAGATGGACACTGCTCTGCACCAGATCCCGGTGGTTGGGTGCGCTTTCAAAAAGGTCTATGCAGACGGAACGCGCGAAGCCGGAGTTTGTTCGGATCTGGTCAGCGCCTTTGACTTCGTCGTGCACCAGCGCACCAAAACGTTGGAGACGGTTCCACGTGCAACACACGTGTTCGAGCTGTATCCGCACGAGATCGCCGACCGCATCCGCGCCGGCAAGTTCACCGAGTTTGACTACAAGGGCGGAGCCGAGGAACAGGGCGAGGACGACGACGCGCCGCATATGTTCCTCGAACAGCACCGCTATCTGGACCTGGACGGCGACGGTGTCGAAGAGCCGTGGATTGTCACGGTGCACAAAAAGCTTGAGAAGGTCTGCCGGATCAAGCCGGGGTTCGATATTTCCAAGATCGTGCTTGACCAAGAGCGCGGCCAGATCATCCGCATTCCACGCAAGAACTACTTTGTTAAAATCCCGTTCATTCCCGATCCAGAGGGCGGGTTTTACGACGTTGGCTTCGGCAAGCTGTTGGAAGCAACCAGCGACGTCATTGATACGACCATCAATCAGATGATGGACGCCGGCACGCTGCAGAATAGCGGGGGTGGGTTCATTGGCGCGGGTCTCAACCTGTCGAAGGCCCAGCTTCGGATGGAGCCAGGCAAGTACAAGACCGTGACGGGTAGCGGCGATGACATCCGCAAGGCCATCGTGCAAATGCAGCACCCTGGTCCGTCCGACGTGCTGTACAAATTGCTCGAGCTGATGATCGACGCCGGCAAAGATATCGCAGCCGTCAAGGACGTGCTGACCGGCGAGACCCCGACGAACCAGACGGCTACGAGCACCATGGCCGCGATCGAGCAGGGATTGAAGGTGTTTACGGCCATCTACAAGCGCATATTCCGTGCGCTAAAGGCTGAATACCGCATGATTTTCGAGATCAACCGCGAGAGCCTCAATCAGCCAAAATATATCAAGCTGATGGACGAGCCGGTCGAAGTGCTGCAGTCCGACTATCACGACGAGATGGATGTTCTGCCGGTGGCGGACCCGAACACCGTCACCGATATGCAGCGTATGGCCAAGGCACAGTTCCTTATGGAGCAGGTGCAGGCCGGAAATCCATTCATCAACCCGTTTGAGGCGACCAAGCGCGCGCTTGAAGCCGCTCGCATTGAGCGCATTCAAGACGTGCTGACGCAACCACCCGAGCCCGATCCGCTGGCTAAGGAAGGCGCGCAGGCCGAGGTCGACCTCAAGAAAGCGCAGACGGTCAAGACCGTGGCCGATGCAGAGGTGGCGTTGGCTCAGGTCATGCTCCCGATCGGGATGCCTGTCACCGTGGCGCAACCGACGTTCATGCCGCCGCAGCAGCCAGGCATGATGCCGCCGGGTGGGCAGATGGGTGGTCCGATGGACGGCCCGCCGAT